GCGTCAGAGAAAGAACCTTGACCGAAAGGATAGACCAGGAAGACTGCGGATGCTGCTGCAACAGGTGCAGAGTATGCAACGCAAATCCAAGGACGCATACCGAGACGGTAAGAGAGTTCCCACTCACGACCCATGTAAGCATAGATGCCGATAAGGAAGTGAAAGACTACGAGTTGGAAAGGTCCACCGTTATACAACCACTCGTCGAGTGATGCTGCTTCCCAGATGGGATAGAAGTGAAGACCAATTGCGTTGGAAGAGGGAACAACTGCACCAGAGATGATGTTGTTTCCATACATCAGAGAACCAGCAACTGGTTCACGGATGCCGTCGATGTCCACAGGAGGAGCAGCGACGAAGGCAACGATGAAGCAAATTGTTGCTGCCAACAGAGTTGGGATCATCAGTGTGCCGAACCAACCGACATAGAGGCGGTTGTTAGTAGAGGTAACCCATTCGCAGAAGGATTCCCAGGTAGATGCGCCTTGTTGGCGCGAAAGTGTAGCGTTTGCCATTGAATTTGTACAAAAAGTAAGACCATCAGGGGAATGGTGGAGTTACTATTCCTTTCCCACCCTCAGGGAAAGGTATGAGAGACGGATTGATCTGCCTAGTCTCGGTCAAGCGGCAGTCGTGGATGTCAGCGTTTGCTGATCACTTGTATAATATATAGGCTTTAACCAATTTTGTCAACCCCTTCTTGCTGGACCAGTACATAATCTGTCCCCATGTCGGTTTCGACTAACCAGGTTTGATATGCGTCATAGACCTGACGAAATGCCTCAGCAGAGGCATTTGAATCTTGGAATTTACTAAGCATACCTTGACATGCACCACTAGATGTGAAGTCATGGCAGAATTCATATACTTTTCTATTGAGTTCACACCCATACATAACGAGTGCTGCCAAACAAAAACGCCTATCGTCTAGGCGTTCTGGATTGTACCTCCAATCATCAATCATAGTGATACACAACGTAGTTCTTGTTTACAGGTTTGAGAGATACTCATTTTCGTACAGAGATAAATGTAAAACTCTGCTTTTAATTTACTGAGATTATTGTAGTGGTTTAGTCGGACCCATCTACCATTTAGGTTACGTTCTAATGCGTATCTCTCCATTAATCTGCGCTCAACACAGATTTATTTAGTTTACCAAATACCAGGAATGATTTGTCCTGTCAGAGCATATGCTCCAAGAGCAGCGACCACTCCGATCATTGCTGCCCAACCATTAATGCGTTCTGCGTTTTCGTTCATTGTTCTTTGAGATAATTGAGTACGTTTTGAGGTGATGAGATGTCATATGGGTCTGCTGGACACAGACCAATCTTCCCAGGTTCTTCAAAGATCCTTTCGATCTCTCCATTATTTACCACCATAGCATATCGCCATGATCGATAACCAAACCCTAGGTTTGCTTTGTTCACTGCCATTCCCATGGCGCTAGTGAACTCACAAGAACCATCAGGGATTGGTTTTACATTTTGGATTCCACTTAGTTTAAACCAAGCATCCATAACAAAGGAGTCGTTAACTGACAAACAATACACTTCACTTACATACTTCATGAACTCAGGATAAAGTTCTTCGTATGCAGGGAGTTGTTTCTCACTACAAGTAGGAGTGAAAGCACCAGGTAGTGAAAACACTACGGTTCGTTTGTTACCAAACAGATGATGAGTGTCAATATCAATCCAAGAGGTTCCCCCTTGTTTATATTTGAAACTAACTTCTGGGATGATCATGAGTTGCCCTTATGGTGAGGGTTATGTTCTCTATCCATAGGTTGAGACTTAGTGTCATCATTCCTAGATAGATTTTTAATCACAATGAAGGCATCCTTATTGTACTTACGATGTCCATATTGGGATGCCCACTTCTTATTATAACCTTCGGGTTGTTCAATGCCAGAGACAACAGTGCCTCCGACCTCAACCACGATGGTATCATGTCTCAGGTCCCATCCAAGAGCAGCAACTGTCTCCATTAGGGACTCTTCTGTATAAGTTTTCATTTAAAAACCAAAAACACCAAAGAAAAATACACTACCACTGGTAGCATATGAAATAATTGCAGCGACAAATCCAAGCATTGCTGTACGACCATTCAGTTTTTCAGCACGTTCGGCATAAGTCTCATATCCATAACGCTCAGCATCAGTCTGAGAGATATACATCTGAGGTTCTTTGGCAAACATATTCTGTTGGCCTTGCTCGTTCGTAGTAACAGTCATGATTGTAAAGTTTTGCAACAGGTCATAATATATAGGAAATCTTAAAAGTTGTCAAGAGAACGTGATCACGTCCTGCCCAAAACCTGTATTGATTTCAACATTTCCCTGTGCTGCTTGAACAGTAGGGGAAGGATAGTCAAACTCCTCTGGATAGAGAGAACTGCTATCAAAATTGTATGCGCTCTGAGAGGTGTCTGGGAGACCCTCAGCGATAGTTTGAACACCTTGATAGTGTCTCCACATCTCTTGAAGACTATTGCGATCAAATGTAGGATCGTCAATTGCTGCTTTCAATGCACCACGCAATGCATAGACTGCATTGTCAAATTCGTTACGAACGTCTCTCATAGATCAGTGTCCAAGTGTGATTTTACATTGTCTTTAACATAGCAGGGAACACCTGCTGGGTCCAACCATTTTGTGTATTCAAAGTCATCCATTGCTGTGCTTATCTGCATGGCATTGTCACAAAGATACATGTCTTGGTACTTTCCAGTACGAGCATCTGTCTTTTGAATACGAAAGTCGGGAGTGCCATTGTCGAGAACACCTGTCTCAACATAGCGATAGGGAAAGCGTTCCAGGAGAACAATCGGTTTCATGTATTGGTGAGATAACCTAGGCATATGATAGCACGTTATAGGAAATGATACCACCCTGTTGCGATCAGTTTCTCTGATGTGTCTGATTGGCGACCCTTATGAGTATAAGTCCAGTCGCTAGGCCAGATGACAGTCAAACCTTTTTCAGCAGGAACATATAGATCTTGATGGAACCATTCGGTACCGCCATCAGGCACATCATTTAAGAACGTCATCCAGACAAGGTGTCTATAAGTATTAGATCTACTCGATGACTGTCTTTCACAGTGCCACATGTGGTAACCACCACCAGGTTTATAGTATTGAAGATTGAAGAACTCTTCCATCTTCCAGATGTTTGTCTTGGCACACAAAGGGAAGCGATCGACATAGTTATTCACTACACGATTTACTTCCCCAGTGAAGTCACGAACCCTGCTATCAGTAATTCCAATGAAGACAGGATTGTCTATGGAATCTTTGATAGCAGTGTTTACCATTCCACCACCGTTATCATCAATAGTCTCCCCAGGCCACTTCTCAAACATAGTTTGAGTATGATAGAAGTCAACGATGCCGTCAACAACACTCTCATCAATTTTCTCTGTGTAGATAAAATCAGTACGAGGATATGCTAAGCGACCATCATATAGTATCGGTTCTGGGGATAGTTTCATTTAGACAAGTACATTATCTGCTATAAGGTGGTCAATAAGATAGGCATAATCTTCTTCAACATCTGAACCAAAGAACCTGACTCCTTTATTTTCATAAAAGCGACAGACTTGTGAGAACAGATGAGGATACTGAATTTCCAGGGAGATGTCTCCGTTGGCAGCATCGCGAAGGATTTGCAAAGAGTTTGCAAATCTAGATTGGATCGTCATGATCGTCTCTCTCCTACTTATTCTACTGTGTTAAGGGGGGCGTAACCCCTAGCGACTCAGGTAGGACTCGAACCTACGACCGACTGCTTAGAAGGCAGTTGCTCTATTCCACTGAGCTACTGAGTCATGAAATTAACGCCAAGCAGGTCCTTGGATCCATCCCACAAGAGATAGACGAGTGCCTGAGGTTACAGGAGCAACCATATGTAGATCATCTGAATGAAAAAAGATCATGTATGCTGACTTCAAGGGGACTTCTTGATTGATTAGATGAAACTCACCACCTTCAAAGTCATCATTCAGTAAGAGAGTGAATGATATCTTACGAATCTTGCCGACTTCCCTTTTGAAAGGATGCCATTCAGATTCATCTTGATGCCAGTCATAACGATGTCCTTCACTATACTTTGTTACCTGTAAGGGTTCAACAAAGTCTAGATCAAAAAACCAATTCGCTGCTTCATTCACACGAGTAGCATAAGACATGACAATATCATAGAGTTTTTGAGAGTCAATGAAGGCGACTTCACACTCTCTAACGTTCTCTATTTCTGTTGCCTTAAAATTCTGATGTTCTGAAACAATATCATTGATCTGTTGGAACTCTTCGTCAGTCAGTTCAACAGTAACATAACGATCACGATAATTCATAGATGGATTTGATCCTTTCATTAACTGCATGTGCTGCCAGGTCGGCACCCTCCTCCACATGATCATGGAGTTCGTCAATCAGAAGTTCTAACATGTAGAAGTCTTCTGAGTCAAGATAGTCATCCATGGTTGCTCTAATTCCAGAACTCTACTAATATATAGCAGGATGACTCTGATGTCAACCGCCCTGTTGCAGTTGGATGCGTGGCACAATGGTGTGTGGTTTCATCTCTTTACCCATCACGTTCCATGAGATGATAGTCCTGGACACATCAGAGAAATTAGGTTCCTGTAAGTGATGTAGATATGATGGAAAGAATACAACATCACCTTCCTCTACATCAGGCATAAAATCAATAACCTCACCATTAATAAAGTTAGTGAAGGGTGCAATGAATGTAGTTGCTTTGTGTACTTTGGGATCAAAATCTACATACAGAACAGCAGTGATACCAACAGGTCCATGGTTATGAACACCATGAAACTTACCATTACTGGTAGTTTGGTGCCACATTGCTACTACCTTTTGCATATCTAAACCTGTTTCCTCTCCCACTTGATCCACGATAGGAGCACAAGCATCCATAACATCCCAATAATATTTGGGCATTGCTTTCTTTCTAACTAAATCATG